CACCCAATGTCGGTCTAACGGGAGAACAAACATGGCTCAAAAGAAAGAGCAAACAAATGTCATCGATAGGATCAAAGCTCATTACGACGCTCAAGGATTGCGCGAAATTCGTGTACCGGAATGGGGTGACGATGATGGGCCGCTTATTATCTTTGCTGCGCCGTTTACTCTCCGAGATCAATCTAGGATTGATTTTGCTAGTCGGAATAGTGAAAGTCAGATTGATGCGTTGTGTGAGGTACTTGTTCAAAAGGCGTTAAGTGAAGATGGATCTAAGATGTTCAATGCGGGTGATAAAAAAGCTCTCAGAGAACACGCTGACATCGAGGTTATTAGCAGAATTTGCACAGAGATAATGGGATCGAAGACTGAGGAACTGGAAAAAAACTAAGGGAGGACGATCAACGTCAGTTCTTATTTTATCTGGCAGATCGTCTACATAAAACGGTTTCTGAGTTAGAGCGTGAAATGACGCTAACAGAGTTTATCGAGTGGAGCGTTTTTGTTAAACTAGAAGACGAACGCAGCAAAGGTCGAGGCGATGGCGGATCAACAGCTCAAAATAGACTTAACCGCTAGAGATAAAACCAGTGCTGCGTTTCGCTCTCTTAATGCTCGCCTAGCAACAACCAGAAAAGCCGCAGCATCAGTTAGCGCTGCGATTGGTAAAGTAACTCTTGCCGCTGGTGCGCTTGGAACGGGATTATTTGTAGCTACTAAAAAAGCATTAAATTTTGCTGATGATATTGCGAAGATTGCAGATAAAGTCGGAGTTACGACTGATGCACTGCAAGAGTATCGCTTCGCTGCTGAATTGGCTGGCGTCAAAAGCGATGAATTAGATAAAGCGCTTCGCAAATTACAGCAGAGCGCTGGTGAGGCGACAACTAAAGGCACTGGCACTGCTGCCGACTCTTTTAGATTACTTGGTTTAGAAGCTGATTTAGCATCAGGAAAACTAGAAGATGGCGTCGTTCGTTTCAGAGCGGTTGTAAACGCTTTATCTAAAGTTGAAAGCCAATCGCAAAAATCATCAATAGCAGCAGGTATATTTGGGGCGCGATTAGGCCCACAAATGATGAACCTGTTAAATCAGGGCATTCCGGCGATTGATAAGGCTGCTGAGAGATATAAAGCACTTGGCGGCACAATAAATGAAAGTGTTCTAAGGGCTAGTGAACAAGCAGTTGATGCTCTGACAGAGTTAGAGTCTATTTTAACTAAACAGTTAACAAATGCACTTGTTTCAACAGCACCTAAAATCGTCGAGTTTGGAAACCGAGTTGTCGAAAATATGCCTAAAATAATCAGTTTTCTTGAAAGAATGGCTGAACTTATTGGGATTATCGAGAAGCCAATCGATGTTAAAATAGTTGCATTGAGCAAGCAAATTGCAGAAGCACAGGAAAAGCTTGTTAAAGCTAAGAGGCTTGCTGGAGGTATGGGCAAAGTCGAAGCTGAAAAGATGATTAAAGCCCTTCAGAACGAAATAAAGGATGCTGAAGCAAAAATAGCTGAGTTGCAGAAAAAAGGCGCAGCAGCAGTGCAACCAATGTTGGCTCAGAAAGAAGCTTCTAAAACCGCTGCATCAGAAGCCGCTGCAAAAACAGAATTAATGACCTCATTAGCTAAACAAAAAGAAGACGAAAAATTTATTTTAGATATTAAAAAAGCTATTGCTGAAGTCGCAGCTAAAGAAAAAGAGGTTATAGATCAAATCTCTGAGAGCCAGAGACGCGCAAAACAGATTGCACAAAGCCAAGTTCGCTTAATGAACGCAAGCAATCTGGAAAGGGAAAAAGCTCTTAAATTAGAGCAAACAATATATGAGCTTCAGCAAGCTGGAGTAGATTTAAACAGCGCAAAAATGAAAGGCTTGATGGAGGAAATAGAAGCAAACCTCGATGCAGAATATCAGGCCAAAACAATTCTCGAAGAAAAACTAAAGGTCGATGAGGCTCGAAACAAAGCAGCAGAGCGCCAAAAGGAACTACAGCAGCAAATCTCTGATATTATGCAAGATGGCATCAGGACCGCTAACGAAGCAATCAGCGGTTTAATATCTGGCACGATGAAATGGAAAGACGCTCTAGGTTTAGTGCTTAGAAAAGTTCTAGACATTGTGACTACTATGAATAAAGGCGGTAAAAAAGGCGGTGGCTTTAACATCGGCAGCTTGTTTAAAATGGGATTGTCTATGTTCGCCGCATCCCAGGGAGTGCCTGCAACGCCAATGGGTACTAGCACAGGTCCAATGTTCCCTGGCTTGATGGATTTCCACACTGGTGGCGTTGTTGGCCAGGGTCCAAGAGGATTTAGATCAGATGAGCGCATGATACTGGCTCGAACAGGTGAGCGAGTATTAAATCGAGGGCAAACTGCAATCAGTAGCGGTGGCAATGGAGTGGTGCTAAACCAAACCGTCAATCTAACAACTGGTATTCAGCAAACAGTACGTGCAGAGGTTATGTCGATGGCTCCACAAATCGCAGCGCAAGCTAAAGCAGCGGTACTCGATGCTAAGAGAAGGGGTGGCAGCTATGCCGCTGCGTTCGCATAATGGCGATAACTTATCCATTAGACCTTCCAACGCATACAGGCATCGCTAAGATCGATCTTCGAGCGGTTCAGGTTACATCGATGACCATGAGTCCATTTACTTATCGGCAACAAGTGGTTGTTCACCCTGGTCAACGCTGGGAAGCAGAAATTAGCTTGCCTCCAATGAAGCGATCTGATGCAGAAAATTGGGTTGGTTGGCTGCTTTCGCTGCGTGGTCGATCAGGTAATTTTTTGTTAGGTGATCCACTTGCAACATCTCCAATCGGTGAAGGTGGTGGAACTCCGATAGTTCGAGGTGCAGATCAAAGCGGCGACACTTTAAGTATCGATGGCTGCACAACCAATCAATCAAAATGGTTGGCGCGAGGTGATTACATTCAGCTTGGCAGTGGAGCTAGTAGTCAGCTTTATAAAGTCACACAGGATGCAACGACTGATAGCTTTGGGGCTACAACTCTTGAGATATGGCCGGAGCTTCGATCATCGCCAGCAGATAACGCGACAGTTACAGTTGATGCAGCTAAAGGCTTATTTAGATTATCAACTAATGAGGTAAACTGGTCGATCAATGAAGCATCGGTGTTTGGTGTAACATTCCCAGCAGTCGAAGTAATTTCATGAGCCGTTCATTACATCCAGTAATGCTTGATGCGATCTCCCAGGGGGTCGTTTATCCATTTTATACGGTTGAATTGCAGTTCGACACTACGACAGATGGTAATGGTCAGGTTTTAACTGCGCCTTTATACCTTTGGACCGGAAATGGCACTGTAACGATTGATGGAAAAGATTACATCGGAACAGGCCAATTTTTAGATTTCTCAGCGTTCGAGGAAACAACCGATATATCTGCCAGGGGTGCAAGCCTCACTTTATCTGGTATTCCATCCGATCTTTTGTCGCTTGCTTTATCTGTTCCTTATCAGGGTCGAAAATGCCTAGTTGAATTTGGTGTTTTCGTTAAAGGGTCAGTTTTACTTGAGAGCGGTTTTTATGTTCTGAAAGAAGATGGTGGCAAGCTAATGCTTGATTCCACTGAAAAATCCAGAAGCACAGTTTTCTCCGGGTATATGGATCAAATGACCATCACTGAGTCAGGTGATTCAAGTCAAATATCTTTATCATTAGAAAGCCGACTTGTTGATCTAGAGCGAGTTAGGGTTAGGCGTTACACTTCAGAGGATCAAAAGTCTCGATTTACTGGCGATCAAGCCTTTCAGTTTATTAATGGACTGCAAGATCGAGAGCTTTTCTGGGGGCGTCGATGAGGCGTGCTAATGCTGATCTCATCCTTTCTGAATACATAGATGAATGTAGAGATCGTCCATTTTCGTGGGGTAAGCACGACTGCCTCACATTTGCAAATAATTGCGCCAAAGCTCAAATCGATGAAGGACCGCTCGACGATTTAGTTGGTGGTTATGATTGTCAGGCAAGCGCCCTATACCTACTCAGGAAGCGCGGTAAGCAATTAGGTTACAAAGCAAGCGCAACCATAGTAGACGCTCTCAGTGACCGCCTAAAGCGACTAGAGACTGATTATCCGATGCGCGGTAGTATTGTTGCTCGAAAGTCAGATGGCGCAACGCTGGTAATGGGATATATGCTTGGTGTAGTAATGAGACGCCACTCTGCTTTCGTTGGACCGCAAGGACTGATATTTATGGATCGTCAATCAAGCGATCTATACTGGAGCGTTGCATGAAAAAGCGCTTACTTTCAACCACTGCTTTGACTGTTGCGCTTCTAGTCGCTACTGCGCCAGAAAATGCATCTGCTGATCCTGTTACACTTACTGTTTTAGGCACCGCTATGGCATCCGGTGTTGGCGCTGGTTTAGCCGGTGCAACTTTAGCAGCAGCTTTTCAAGCATTTGTCGTTTCAGCCGCAATAGGATTTGTATCTCAAGCGCTTATGCCTAAACCTCAAAAACCGAGGGTTACAGCGGGTGGCTTTGTTCAAAACAATATAGGATCTGCGCTCGATCACGCTATCGTGTATGGCGAAACTAAGGTTGGTGGCGTTGTTTTCTATGCATCGACAAGCAATGACGAAACTATACTACATCGAATGATTGCAGTCGCCGGACATGAAATCGATAGCTATGTGTCGTTCTATTTAAATGACGAAGAGATTACTATCGGATCTGACGGTGTTTGTACCGCTCCAGAGAGGTTTGAGAAAAAGGTTTACATAGAAACACGCACAGGAACTGACGATCAAGCAGCGGTTGATTTATTTGGTTTCTATCAAACGATAACTGTATTTGACGAAGAAACTGAAATTGGCGAACAATTGGAGATTTTAGCTGACGTTGATTTAGATGAAGCTGCCGACAACTGGACAGATCAACATCGAGCGCGTGGCATTGCATATATTTATTGCGCCCTAAAGTTCGATCAAGATGCATTTCCAAATGGCGTTCCAACTTTAACTGCGGTGGTTCGAGGTAAGAAGGTTTACGATCCTCGAACATCAACAACGGCTTGGAACGATAATTCAGCCTTATGTGTCAGAGATTATCTGACTGCTGATTATGGTCTTGATTGCGATAGTGATGAGATTGATGATGTAACTTTCGCAGATGCAGCAAATGATTGCGATGATCTGATAGCGGTTAATCGTGGCGGTACTGAAAAACGCTATACGATGAATGGCACTTTCACCACTGGATCGAACCCATCTGATGTTATCACGCAAATGATGACTTCGTATGCTGGGATGATTTGGTATAGCCAAGGTAAATTCGGCACTCGTGCTGGAACTTGGGATGCGCCAACGCTTACATTTGATGAAAATGATTTAATTGGACCCGTTGAGGTAACAACTCGCCTATCTAGACGCGATCAAGTTAATGAGGTTCGAGGTATCTTTCGTGGTGCTGAAACAAACTATCAGCAAAGCGATTATCCTCCAGTAACATCATCTATCTTTTTAAATGAAGATAACAACCAAAAATCCGCACTTGATCTAGCTTTACCTTTTTCAGACACCAGTTCGAGAGCGCAACGTATTGCTAAAATTGCTTTATATCGCCAACGCGAACAGCTACGAGTTAGAATAACCACTGGTTTATCTGGTTTTAAAGCTAAGATCGGCGACATTATTCAGCTAACAAACACGCGAATGGGATGGTCGCAAAAAACATTTGAGGTCGTTGATTGGAGTTTCGCGCTCGATAACGATATGTCGTTCACGGTATCGATGTCGCTTGCAGAGATTTCTGAGGCTGTATTTGACTGGGATGCTGACGAGCAAGAATTTATTTCAAATAATACAGTTCTTCCATCGCCATTTAATGTTGCAAGCGTTGGTTTAACAATAACGATGGAACTGCGTAAAACCAGACAATCGGTTATTGGTATTCTTATCGCAGGGGTAACTTCCGGCACTCCAACGCGCGTTGCATCAGTTGAATTACAATTCAAGCTGTCTAGCGAAGATGCATCAAAGTGGAGAACAGCATCGACAGGACCGCTTGGTGACCATGAAATTGTTAATCTCATTGATGGTGAGGTTTATGACTTTAGAGCCAGAGCAATATCGCCTCTTGGTTTAAATGGCAGCTTTGCGACTGTAACAGATCAAACCTTCACACCATTTGCAGCACCACCAGCAGATGTCACTGATTTCGATCATAGCTTCAGTCGAGGAAATCTAATTATTAGTTGGACACCAGTTCCTGACCTCGATGCATCGCATTATGAAATTCGTCATTCATCTGCGACCAGCGGCGCTACATTCGATAGCTCTGGTGTTATTGCTACGAGTATCGCGCATCCAACATCTACTTTTGTTTATACGGCTCGCGCTGGAACCTATTTTATTGCTGCCGTGGATCGAAGCGGTAATAAGTGCGAAAACCATTCTCATTTCATCATCTTTCCCGGTGATCTTCCAACCATCGGTGTTAGCCTATCGCAAACTGAAGATCCGACATTTACTGGCACAAAAACCAATATGGCGGTGGTTTCTAGCGAACTGCTGATGAGTAGCTTTGCAACAACCGGATCGACAGGAACTTACCTATTCTCAGATTATATTGATCTAGGCGGTATTGAGAACGCAAGGGTTGATATGGTTTTTGCAGAAACAAGACACCATGCAAATGCAACGGCTGGCGAAGTGAATTGGGATGATATTTCTAGTGCGTTTAGCTGGGATAACTGGCTAGGTAACTTCGATGATTGGACATACGAAAGCGTTGCATGGAACGACTATGATTACACATTCTATGTTCGAGCTACAGATGACGATCCAGCCGGAACTCCAACCTGGGGTAACTGGTCGATTGTTTCTGGTGGTGAACTAACTGGTAGAGCGTTTGAATTTAAGTTAGAAGTAAGCAATAGTGCAAATAACGTCAGCCCAGCTTTTTCCGAAATTGAAGCACAGGTGAGCTACTAAAAATGAGCCAAAATGACTTTGTAATCGCCAACCAAACCGCAGCATCTGCTAGAGCCGACATTAACTCAGCATTGCAAGCGCTTGCCAGTAATTCACTCGGATCGAGCGCACCATCAACGACCTATGCTGGTCAGTTCTGGTTTGATAGCAATGCTAATAAGCTCAAGATTAGAAATGAGGGCAACTCAGCGTGGTTAGATTTTGCTGATGTTGGAAGCTCAGTGACTCCAGCGCCAGGATATGCATCACAAGCTGAAGCTCAGGCTGGAACGAATAACACCAAACTAATGACACCGCTTAGAACCGTTCAAGGGGCGTTTCCGGCGTTCAGTAACGCGGCCACTGGATATACTAAACTTGCATCCGGTTTAATGTTTCAATGGGGAACTGTTGGAACATCATCAGCATCGCAAACAATCTCATATGCAACCTCATTTTCAAGCAGGGTTTACACTGTCCATGCCACAGGAGCGCATGCATCGCGAGCTTTTACAATGGATACGCCTTATGTAAAAAGTGATTTTGCAACCCGATTAAGTAATTTCACTCTATTCTGGAGCGGTGAGCCATCTTCTGTCACTTGGTTTGCGGTAGGAGTTTAGCTTATGACAGACCTTAAAATATCTCAGCTAAATGCTCTAACTGGCGCATCAACTGCTGCTGATGATGAATTTGTCATCGTTGACACCAGTGGTGCTGAAACCATGCGGATCACTCGGGCGGAACTTGCAAACGCTCTCGGTGATAATTTTGCAACAATTACTATTGCAAGCACAACGACTGTCGATGGCATCCTCGATGAAGATACTTTGGTATCAGATAGCGCGACAAAATTAGCGACTCAGCAATCAATCAAAGCTTACGTTGATAGTCAGATAACATCGAACAATGAACTCTCTGAGGTTTTAGGAAACGGAAATACAACTGGTGGCACGAATATCGTTGTATCATCCGGTGATAGCATAACTACCAATACAATTAGCGAAACGACTGCTGCTGCTGGTGTAACTGTTGATGGCGTTTTATTGAAGGATGGTGATGTAACAGGTAGCGTCACTGGTGATGTCACAGGTAACATTACATCCACTGGAACTTCCACGTTTTCCAATATTGATATTAACGGTGGAACGATTGATGGCATCACTGATTTAGCGGTTGCTGATGGTGGAACTGGTGCAAGTGATGCGGCTACAGCTAGAGCTAATTTAGGCGTCACAATCACCAATCTTTCTGGTCAAGCTAATACAGCAACTGATTTTATAGATTTGCCAAGCGGATCAGATGCTCAACGTGGAAGCCCTACTG